TGATTACTGGTAAAACTGCAACTGAATTACCAATGAATGTTAAATGGTTACTTGATACTTATAAAGTACAAATAGTAGGATGACAATAGGGGAATTAGATAGGAGAGTTACAATTGAAACAGTTAGCACCTCAGCTAATAGCTATGGTGAATTGACTAGAAGTTACAGTGCTTTTCGTACAGTGTGGGCTGCAATAGAATGGAAAGGAGGTAGTGAGAAAACAGATGAATCAAGTAAAATAACTGGAATGACTAAGTTGCACATTTATATTAGGAATTTAGATATGAGCAATTTAAGTTTACAATCAAGATTAACTTATGATGGGAAATATTATTTTCCAAAAGTAATTAATCAGATAGATGGAAGAACAGCGTTTTTAGAAATAATTTGTGAAAATAAAGATTAATGGCAAGATCAAATATAACAGTATTAGGCACAAAAGAGTTAAATGATATGTTTATGGAATTGCCAAAACAAATAAAAAAAAATACTATTTGGCAAAGATTTTGGAGAAAAAACTCTAAGCCTTTTATTGATGCTGCAAAATCAAATCTAAATAGTTTAAAAGGACAAAAAACTCAATCTAATAAAAAAAGAACTGAAACATTAAAAAGAAGTATTGGGTATTTTACAACAAGAAGGAGTAGAAAATTTTTAGGAGGTTTTGTTGGTCCAAGAGTTAAAGGAGCATACAGAAATGAAAAAAGTGGATATTATGGGGCGTGGGTTGAATATGGAGGAGAGATTAAATTTGGAGGTAGAGGTTTTGGTGAAGATCAGCCATTTATAACTCCAGCATGGAAAAATAATTATATTAAAGTAACACAAAATGCTATGACTGATGCCGAATTTATTATTGCAAAAGCAATAAAAAGTCATGAAAAAAAGTTGCAAAAATATGGTAAATTTGGAATTTAAATGTTTATAGGAAAAGCAATATATCAAATTTTAACTGAAGAGCGTCCTTTACTAGCTGTTGGAACTAGGGTATTTCCTAACGTTGCACCGCAAACAACAGAATTACCTTTTATTATATATGATGTAACTGGAGTAACTCCAACTCCAACAAAAGAAAATCAAAGTACATTAGACATTAATGATTTTACAGTAAGTGTTTATGCTGAAACATATTCTCAAGCTGAATTGTTGGCTTTTGAGGTTAGAAGTGCATTACATTTAAAAGATGAAATTTATGAAGGGGTTGTAATTCAATCTATAAAATTTGTTAGTTATAATGATATTTTTGATGATACAAGTGGTGATGCTGGTATTTATAGAAAGGCTTTGGATTTTGAACTAAGACAAGTTAGAACTGGTATTGCGTAAATAACAAGAAGTAAAATAAAAAAATAATTATGAAAATAAAATTACAAAAAAATTGGAGATATGCTGGTCAAGTTATAATGGCTGGAACTGAAATAGAAATAAAGAATGAAGAAACTATTGTTTATTTAAAAGATAATGGTTACTTAAAAGAAAAAAAAGAAAAAAAAAGCAAAGTAAAAATTGCTGAAGAAAATAATTAATTAATATAAAAAATAAAAAGAAATGGCTATTTTAAATGGAACTGAATTAAAAGTTTATAGCAGCGGAACAACTAATCTTGTTGCCTTTGCTCAAAACTGTACATTGAATGTTAATCATTCACCAAGAGAAATTACTAATAAAGAAAGTGCTGGATTTAAAGAAACCTTAGAAGGTCTTAGAGATTTTTCAATTGATGTTGATGGGGCTTATGCATGGACAAATGCAGCTGGAGCTGCTTTAACAAATGGTGCTGATGATGTTTTGCAAACAAATATATTGGCTAATAGATTGCAAGTAGATTTTATATTTGGTGACACTGCATCTTCACATGATGTAAGTTATGCTGGTAAAGGTTATATTACATCTATGTCAATGACTGGTGGAACTGAGGACACTGCAACTTATTCAATGACTATTGAAGGAACTGGTGCTTTAGCACAAACAGTACAATAAAAATCTAGGTGATTAGCTTAGGCACTGATTTTTGTTTAGTGCCTTTGCTATGATCCTACTAAACTAAACAAAAAAAATGAATTATACTTTTATAGAAATAAATAAAAAAAAGCTACCTATAAAATTTGGATTTAACGCTTTGCGTAAATACAGCTCAAAAACAAATACTAAGTTGCAAGATTTAGATAAACTTGGTGTTGATATGACTTTAGATAATGCTTTAACCTTAATTTATTGTGGCATTGAAGATGGTTATAGAGCATCAAAGCAAAAATGTGAAATAACAGTTGATGACTTAGCTGATTTAATAGATGGCGATTTTGATAGTATTGGAAAAGCTATGGAAATCTTAGCTGAACAAATGGGAGGTAGTAATGAAAAAAAGCCGAAAGCCAAGAAGTAGAAAAAAAACTTTCTTGGCGTGATTTAGAAAAAATTGCTTTCGGTTATTTAGGAATGGGAGTTGATGAATTTTATGACTACTTACCTAAACATTTTTGGAATAAGTTAGATGGCTTTTATGAGCTTGAAAACATAAGAGAAAAAGGAAGGTGGGAAAGAGCAAGATGGCAAACAACTTTATTGCTTAATATTCAAATAGCAAAAGGTAAAAAGTTAAAGCCAACTGATTTGATAGAGTTTGAATGGGATAAAAAAGATAAAAAAATAGATTACAAAAAGTTGAAGGCAAAAGCTGAATTTATAAAAAAAATGAGTGAGCATGGCAAATAAAAGTGTAGGTTTTTTAACTATTGCGTTTGGAGCTGATTTAAGAGGCTTTGACAAAGCAATGAAAAAGGCTCAAAGAAGTATCAATAAATTTGGTACATCTATGCAGCGAACTGGTAAAAATTTAACAAGAAATTTAACATTGCCTTTAGCCGCATTTGCAGCGGCATCTGTTAAGGCTTTTGATACTCAAGCTAAAGCCGAAACCAAATTGCTAACAGCATTAAAAGGGCGTGAGGATATACAAAAAAGATTAATTGCTCAAGCAAAAGAATTACAAACTAAAACATTATTTGGTGATGAAGAAACAATAGCGGCTCAAGCTATGTTAGCCACAATGGGATTAGAGGAAGATGCTATTATGAGGCTTATTCCTTTAGTTCAAGACATGGCAACTGCAAAAGGAATGGATTTAGTACAAGCCGCAGATTTAGTTGCTAAATCGGTAGGTAGTTCAACAAACGCATTAAGTAGATATGGTATAACAATAACTGGGGCGGTAGGTAGTCAAGAAAGATTAAACACAGCAACTGAGGCTTTAAACAGAGCATTTGGTGGTCAAGCTGAGGCAATTTCAAAAGTAGGAGCTGGATCATTAGTTCAATTAAAAAATCAATTTGGTGATCTAATGGAAGAAATTGGTGAAAAACTAATGCCATTAATTTTAAAATTTGCTAATAAACTAAAAGACATTGTTGAGGCTTTTACTAATTTAGATAATGATACTAAAAATGTAATTGTTACAATGGGTATTTTAGCTGGAGCTTTAGGTCCATTGTTGTTATTAGTTGGCCAATTAACAATTGCTTTTGCCGCACTATTTACTCCAGGTGGAGTTATATTAGTTGGAATATTAGCATTAGCGGCTGCGTTTGTATTTGTAACAGAAAATTTTCAAGCATTTAAAGAAAGATTGTCAGATTGGAATTGGTGGAGAAATTCTCTGTTAGAAGCTGCGGCTGATTTAACTGATATATTGGGAGGCCGATTAAGTAAGGCTTTAGGTTTAGGTGAATCAATAAGAGAATTTAAAACTGGAAGCACAAAATATGAACATGAATTTGGAACTTTTGCTGATGCAATAAAAAACAAAGCCGAAGATTTAAGTGATGTTTTTAAAAATATTGGTGAAAGTTTTGGTGTAGGGGGTGGAACTGGAGAAAAAGGATCTTCAGCATTAACTCCATTTGTAGCAAATCCATTTTTTGGAATGAGTCCATCAACTGGTCCATTTGTTGAAATGGGTGAACAAATTAAAGAATTAACACATAAACAAAAACAATTAAACGCTGCAACTAATATGTTTGAAAGCATCATGACAAGTGCAATGACAAGTGCTGCATATAGTAGTGAAGGGTTTTTTAAATCATTTATACAAAACTTGAAACAAACAATAAAACAATTATTAGTACAATTAGCGGTTATTACAGCAATTAAGTTTTTAATTGGTGGTCCAGGTGTTGCTGGTGATTTAGCAA